CACTAATCACCTGTGGGCTAGCCGCTGCAACATACATTCCGCCCTTGGCGGGTTGTGCGCGGTTCACCTTCAGTTGAGTAACAGCGTTCAGGACAGCCGCAGCATCAAGCAGGGTATCTGCCCCCGTGGTTGCCTCAAACGTGGTGTACTCGGCAGAGCCGGAACCCGAAGCCCATGTCTCCTTCGTTCCGTCAGCATACAACTCAACGAGTTCGTCGCTGTTATCCAGAACGTAGGTGGAATAGGTGTTTTCCATGGCGTCTCCTGCCACGTTTGATCCCACAATCGTGTTGCGGGTGATGGTATCCATGTCTAGCGCGGCATCCTGTCCATTAGTCTTGATGCTCTGCGAAAGGCTATTGAATAAATCAGTAGCCGTCAGAATATCAGTCAACTGAATGACTTGTCCGCGTTGTGATAATGCTTTCTCCACTTTTGCAAGAGAGAGAGCGCGAGTTCCGCTAGGTGCAGTGCCTTCAGTTAATGCCTCAATGGCAGAAGTTGAAGGTGCGCCATAACGAAACATGGTAATCGCCTTGTGACCCGCCCTCGCAGGGAGGGGAGCCTTATTGGCGAACTGATCCAAAACCAGTGCTTGAACAGCATAGGACAACAGTTTCCTGCTGAAATAGTTCTGATACTGGTTGGACAGTGTAGTAGTGGTTGTTGTTGCCATACTTTCTAGTTCCTAAACAATCATTGACGTATCACAATGTGACACCGTAGGCATTAAAGATTGTCGTCATGGGCCATGGCAGCACGCAATAATGATTGCTTCTGCTCATCGTCGCTCATGTCGTCAAATGCTTTCTCACCATCCGGCTTCCCATTGCTGTATCCACCCGTGATTGATGTTTTCTTTTCCAGTTCGTTTAGTTTGTCAGAGAGTTCCTTGTTTTCAGCCTTCACCTTTGTAACCTGTTGAGCCTCCAGCTTGTCCTGTGCCGCCTTGACTGCGTGGCGCAGTCCCTCGGCACGGGGCGCATAGAGCAAGTCCGGATGCGACTTGATTACTTCATTGGCTGCGATGGTGAGTGGATGGGAGTCGTTACGCAGATCGGGCATCTCCTTGTAGAGTTGTTCCCGTCCCGCGTTCCATTCCTGCTGGGCTTGAGTTCTTAACCTTTCAGTCTGAACCTCTTTGCCTTTGCTTTCCAATTCCCCTGCCTTGGCCTTGGCGGCTTTGGCAAGGTCTGCATCACCTTCAGTCGTGAAGTTCTCGGCAGCTTCCTCGTAGTCCTTCGCCGTGTGACCGTGTTCATCACGGTAATCGGAGCCGGACTGCAACTTGGTGCGGAGGGTTTCAATCTCCGCCTTTTCCCTTGCAATCTCTTCCTTCTCGCGTTTGTTCTGTTCCTTCACCTCATTGGCTTCGGCCCAGGTTTTGTTCAAACGCTCACGGTTCTTGGCGTACTTACTCTTTGGCTTCTGCTCCGGTTCCGGAGTTTCGGCTTCTGTCAATGAACTCTCTTCGTTATCCGTATTGTCTGCTTCAAGCTCCGGTGGGGCTTCCGCTTCTTCCTCATTGTTTTCTTCAACCGGCGGAATCGCGTCCTCCTCTGGAGGCTCGATGACTACACTCGGTTCTTCACCCGCTTCCATCGCAGCGTCATACTGCGTGGCAGCGGCCAATAGTTGTTCAGCGGTTACTTCACTGGATTCTTCTGGCATACAATACTTCCCTATGATCGCTTAATCCTCGTTCTGTCCACGCAATCAAAAGACAGACCGTGCTGTGGGGTCTTCACTCATCGAACGTCCGACCCCGATTACATCCGATGGTAAATCTTCTTCCGGTTCCAAGTTGCGAGCCATTGACTCCACTGCATGAACCGTGGTTCTCATTCCGTTGGCGTACCCTGCCTCAAACGTCAACTGGTCGGTGTCACGTTGTGATACAACAGCCGCGTTTTGTCGCAACACCATGTTCAACATAATCCTCCGAAACCTACGCCCCGATCCGGACACCAGAAAGTTGCGTAGTGAATTAACATCACCAGCCTCCCATTCAGCTTCATCTATCCAAGGCAGACTCCGGCTTAACGCCCAAGCGGTCTTGATGAATCTTAAAATCCTCACACGACAACCTCCTCAACCGTCTCGGTTTCCTGCACCATTTCCTCCACGGGCGCAGGGGCCGGTGGGGCAGGGGGTTGGGGAGCAACTGCCTGTGCCATTTCCATGGTTTGCTGTTCCTGCACTTGTTGCTCTGATGGGATCATCCCAAGTGACTCAAGGTAGCCCTGAACATCCTTGCGGAGTGACCGCGCATTGTTCGTGTCCACCTGTTCCATGGCTGACAGTAACCCGTCCAAGCGTCCAATAATGGCTTGTTGTCCTTGTGGACTAATTTGCATCCCCGTTTGTCTTGCTTGTTCAAGGAACGCCATGATAACCCCGATGCGAGCCGGATAATCCAAGCCCTGTTGCACGGGGAACGGTTGGCCTATAATCAAAGCGGGGATAATCTTCTGTTCGTCTGCAACCTCATCACCCTGTTTCTGGTTCGGGTCTTGAACCAGACGCGGCAGTAATGACGGGTCTTCCAGTTCGATAATTGATTTGTCCAGTTCAACTTGATTAATCCACGGGCTGTTCTGGAAAAGCATCTTTCTTTGCACCGCCTTGTTGAGCAGCATGGCTTTGCTTACCATGTCCATGCCTCCGCGTGGCTCAAGCTGGTATTCATCATGCAATGCCGCAGGATCAATCGCCAGTGAGTCCTCAAGGAAACGGTACTGTAAATCTTTCTTGTCAAACTGGAGCAACAAGCCCCATGCCTGACGGAAACAATCCCCCAAGGCTTGCCTGAAAAGGCGCAGACGCAAGTCCATGTTTTGTTGGGCTTGAGCGTTAACCGACTCAATCTCCGTGGCCGTGCGGCGGTCTCTGTCTGCCATGATTCCGTAGTCCGGAACCGTTACGCGCTGTTCGGCAATCGACTGCGTTTGCGCCATCTCCTTGTCAAAATCAATGGGGGTACTGGGCATCTCTACCGGAGCAATTCCAAAGGGAAGAATCTGCCCAGGATTCAGCCGTAAATTGATGGAGTTGGGTAAATCACGCTCGGCCCTGAACAAAGGTTTGTTGAGCAGGGTGGATGCGTCCATTCGCTCGTTCCATGCCTTGGTCAGTGACTCCTCAAATGGTGCGAGCATTTCGCACACCCCGCGTGGAGAGAACCAACCACCGTCTGTGATCTCATATTTTGCAGAGGAGAAAGGAGGTTGGCCGTGGTCATAGGGAACCTTCATGGATTCCCTTAACTTCACATCGGGGGCTTGGGGAGAAAAGCAATCCATCTCCCACTCACCTTCCTCGTTGTGCTGGTAGACTTCCCAGACCACCACTTGATCCTTGTCCGGCGAGTAGGTTAAACCTTCCCGCAGGAGTTTGTCGTTCTTCAGTTCATTACTGATTCCTGAATCATCATCTTCACTCCCGACAATCCGGTTTATCACTGACTTGCTTGTGTCGTAGATTCCCGCTCGCTTGTAGCTTTCCAAGCTCATGGGAATTACCTGTGTAATGCGGTCTGCCCCGTCAATTTCCTTTGTCCACGGCGGCACAATAATGTGCATGGGATCAATGGCTTGAAATTCCACCTGTTTCTTGTCCGGATTCCAGATGGTCTTGATAACCCCGTGACCCCCGACAAGCATATGGTCAATCCAACTCATTACCTCCGTGGAGTAATTACTTTTCTCATGGAGCTTATAGGAAAACCATTGTTCTGCTGCGGTGGTAAACCCGCCCATCTGGCTTCGCATGGGAACAAAGGTGGCAAGCACATCCAACCCCATGGCTTGCTGAAAGAAAGCCGGTTTTAATTTGTTAACAGTGGTGTCAATGAGCGGGAAGTGCATATCCGCTGCATTGGGCCATGGTTTGCTTTTACGCCGCAAACCGTCTGTCCTCATCCGATACCATAAACTCTGCCGTTTCTCCCAACGCGCTCGGCTTTTGATGTCGTCAATGATGAGGCTGTAAAGTTTCTGACTCATTTCTTTAAGGTGGGGTACGCTTTCCAGACAGCGCGTTTTATCCCTTCAGGATTCGGGGCATTATGCGCCAGTTTAATGGCTGATTTTGCGCGTTGCTTCGTGTTAATCGGGAAGCTCCCTTTAGGTGCGCCGCCACTGGGGCCAGCGAACTTCTTTACATTCGGGTATTCGCCCACATTGGAACCCCCCGCTTTCTTTCTGGCTTTCTGTTGTGCCTTGGTAAATTTACTCATCGGCCCCGTCTCCTTCCGCGCCGATCCCCCTTCGCGGGTTTCCCCTCCTTGATGTCCTTCTTGGTGGGCTTAATATGCCCGTATTTGTTTGGTTGTTTCATAAATTCAAATAAGTGGGTGACTCTGATTCATGCGGCGAATTGAAGCAATACCTCACCA